CAGACAGTGGGTGTTCTGAGATGGCGACCAACCCGTTCCGCGCCGTGCGCGACTTCCTCACCGGCGAAGACCTGAAGGTGCGCCCGCCCGCCGCGCTGCCGGAACCCGCCCCGGAGGTGAAGAACGCGCTCTACGCCTTCACCACGGAGAACTACGACAGCACCTACGTCGGCCCCGTCCTCTCCGCGGCCATGGGCGGGCCGCGCCTGGACTGGAACTCGGCCGTCTACGCCTGCATCAAGGCCATCTGCGACTCCTTCCAGGAGGCGCCGCTGCGGGTGTTCCGCATCGCGCGGGACGGCTCGGAGGAGTTCGAGAACGGCCACCCCCTCATGGCCCTGCTGGACGACCCGCACCCCGCGCTCTCGCAGCCCGAGGTCAACTGGTGGCTGGAGTACGCCAAACAGGTCCACGGCAACGCCTATTTACGGAAGATCCGCTCGAGCGCCGGCCTCGTGGTGGAGCTGTGGCCCATCTCCCCCACCAAGCTGTGGCCGGTGACCACCGGCGAGGACGCGAAGGCGGGCGTGTTCATCTCCCACTACCGGATGGACCTGGGGGACGGGAAGTTCGAGGACGTGCCCGTGGACGACATCCTCCACTTCCGCATGGGCGTGGACGACCGCGACCACCGCCTCGGGCTGTCCCCCCTGCGCCACCTGACGCGGGAGGTGTCCAGCGACGAGGAGGCGACCAAGTTCTCGGACGCCCTGCTGAAGAACTACGCGGTGCCGGGCCTCGCGGTGACCATCCCGCCGGGGCCGTCCCCCACGCAGGAGCAGGTCGAGCAGATCCGCGCCCGCCTGCGGGCCGAGTACGGGGGCGAGGGGCGGGGGCAGATCGCCGTGGTCGCCAACGGCGCCACCTTGCAACCCATCGGCTTCTCCCCCCAGCAGCTCGACCTGAAGGCGGCCCACGAGTTCCCGGAGAGCCGGATCGCGGCGGTGTTCGGCACGCCCGCGATGGTGGTGGGGCTGGGCATCGGCCTCCAGCGCAGCACCTTCTCCAACTACAAGGAGGCGCGCGAGGCCCTGTTCGAGCAGACCATCGTCCCCCTGTGGCGGGCGGACGCGCAGACCTTCCGCAAGCAGCTCCTGGTGCCGGACTTCGCGGGCACGCCGGACGTCCGCCTGAAGTACGACCTCAACGAGGTGCGGGCGCTCCAGGAGGACCAGAACCAGATCTACGCCCGGCTCACCGAAGCGGTCAAGGCCAAGTGGCTCAAGCGGAACGAGGCGCGGGCGGAGGTGGGCTTCGACCCCATCGACGGGTGGGACGACGAGGACGAGCAGTCCGCCCTGGACGCCGCCGCCGGGATGCTGGCCCTCCAGCCCCCCGCCGAAGAGGAGGACGAGGACGAGGGGGACCGTCCGCCCCCAGGTGGCGGTGGGAGCCGGCCCCCGAGGCCGCCGGCGAAGGCGCAGGGGCTGGGGGCGATCCCGGGGCTGCTGGACGTGCAGCGGGCGCTGATGCAGCCGGCGCTGGAGGACGCGCTGCGGGAGTTCCAGGGCGCGCAGTTGGCGCGGGTGCGGGCGAGGCTGAAGCGCGGTGCCTGACCTCGAGGACGTCTACGACGAGGCGGAGGAGCAGGCGGCGCTGGCCCGCGTCCTCCTCCCCCGGTGGGAGCGCACCCTGCTGGTCGTCCACCGCCTGGTGCAGACCGCCTTCCCCGAACTCCCGGAGCAGCGGTTCCGCCTGGACGACGCGGCCACCCGCTCCCTGCTGGCGAAGGCCGCCGCCCGGGTGGTGATGATCGACGAGCACACCCGCACCGAGCTGCGCCGGGTGCTCCAACTGGGGCAGCAGCGCGGGTACTCCGACCAGCAGATCGCGGACGGCGTGCCCGCCGAGGACTACGGCGGGGTGAAGGGCCTGTACCTGGAGACGTGGAAGAGCCGGGCCACCACCATCGCCCGGACTGAGTTGTCGATGGCGCAGGTGGAGGCGTCCCTCGATAGGTATGCCGCGACGGGGCTGGTGAAGCGGGTGCAGTTGGTGGAGCACACGGACACGGACGAGGAGTGCTCGGAGCGGAACGGGAAGGTGGTGCCCATCACCACCCGCCCCACGCTCAACCACCCGAACTGCCGGCTCAGCGTCATCCCGGTGGTGGACGTGTGACCGCAACCCTGACCCGCCTCCTGCGGCCGGACGGGCTGCCCCTCGGGTTCGACCCGGACGTGGACGCCCCGCTCGAGGGGCCTTCGGTGCTGGCCTTCGTGGGGCCGTCCTCCCCCGCCTGCAACATGTGGCGGGTGTGGCAGCCCTTCTCCAGCCTCCAGGTGCGGGGCTACCGGGCGGAGTGGGCGTGGCTCACCGACGCCCGCTCGGCCGACCACATGGCGTTCTACGACGCCTACCTCTTCTGCCGCTCCATGTGGGAGCGCACGGACTGGGCCGGCGCGAAGGGGTGGCTGGCCCGCCTGCGCCGGGGCGGGAAGAAGATCTTCTACGAGGCCGACGACGACCTGTTCTCGGAGTTCATGGTCGACCAGCAGATCAAGGGCATCCACTCGGAGTCCACGCGGGAGCGGCTCCGGGAGGAGGCGGCCTGCCAGCGGTGGGCCATGCAGCAGTGCGACGGCGTGACCGTGAGCACCCAGCGCCTCGCCACCACGGTGCGGGCGATGACGGACAAGCCGGTGGCGGTGGTGCCCAACGCCATCGACGCCGAGTGGTTCACGGCGGTGCAGCGGCTGGCGACCCGCACGGTGCCCGGGCTGACCATCGGCTGGGCGGGCGGCCACCGGCCGGACACGGACGTGGAGGCGATGGCGGTCGCGTGGGGGCGGATCGCCCGGCGGTACCCGCACGTGACGTTCGTGCTCATGGGCTACCAGTCCGACGCCGTCTGGTCCCGCGTGCCCCACGGGCGGATCAAGGCCGTCCCCTGGATGCACCAGTCCGAGTACCCGATGGGGCTGGTCGACGTGGACATCGGGTGCTGCCCGCTGGAGGACAAGCCCTTCAACCGCTGCAAGACGCCCATCAAGGCGTGGGAGTACGCCCTCTCCGGGGCGGCGGTGGTGGCGAGCCCGACCGTCTACAAGCAGTGCATCGAGCACCAGCACAACGGCTACCTCGCCACCACGGCGGATGAGTGGGAGTGGGCGCTCTCGCTGCTGGTGGAGCACGAGGACGCCCGGGAAGAGGTGGCCGCCATCCTCAAGCGGGACGTGCTGAGCAAGTGGTCGCTCCGCAAGAACTTCCGCCGCTGGCCCGATGCGTGGCTGAAGCTCTGGACGGGCGCGGCGTAGGCGCTATACTGCGTTCGGCGCACAACTAGATAAGCGGCGGCCACGCACTGGCGCCGGTTTCTGTCCCGCAAGGGCAGAGCCGGCGCTTTTTTGTTGGTCCGCCGCCCCCGCAGGGGAGGACGGTTCCGGTGGACCTCGCGTTCGGCGCCCCGCTCCGCATCACCGAGGTGAAGGCCGCGGGCGACGCGTGGGAGGTGGCCGGCTACGCCTCCACCTACGACCGCGACCTGGGGGACGACGTCGTCGTCCCCGGCGCCTTCACCAAGTCGCTCACCGGCGGGCGGCCGGTGCGCTTCCTCTACTCCCACGACCCCTCGCAGGTGCTCGGCACCGTGCAGGAGCTGAAGGAGGACGAGCGGGGGCTGTTCGGGCGCTTCAAGATCAGCCAGACCGCGCTCGGCAAGGACGTCCACACCCTGTTGAAGGACGGGGCGCTGGACAGTTTCTCCATCGGCTACCTGCCCTCCGAGTTCGAGCACGACCGCAAGGCGGGGGTGCGGAAGCTGACCGAGGTGGAGCTGCTCGAGGTGAGCGTGGTCGCCATGCCGATGAACCCCGCCGCCGTGGTGACCGGGGTGAAGGCGCTGGACGGGGTGGCCCTCCAGCAGGCCATGTCCGCCTACGTCGCCGACGCCGAGGCCCGGAAGCGGGCGGAGGCCGTCGAGCGACCCATCGAAGCCATTCTTGACGACGCGCTGCGGGCGGTGAAAGCCCTCTGCGAGCGTCGCCGCGCGGACGGGCGCGAGCCCTCCGAGCGGGTGGTGGCCGCCGTCGGCGCCTACCGCGAGGCCCTCCTGAAGAGCGCGGCCGAGCTGGCCGCCGCCGTCGTGGGGGAGCCCGTGGAGGCGCCGCCGGCACCCGAACCCCCCGAGGCGAAAGCCGAGGCCGGGGCGGGCGGGGCCGCCGACCCCACGCAGGCCCTCGCGGGAGCGGGGCTGGTGGAGCGACACCAGCGGCGGAAGCGCATCCACGCGCTGATCGCCAAGTACCGCGAGAAGGACGACGCCGCATGAGCACGCAGATGGCCGCGCTCGGCCGGAACATGACCCTGGACGAGATGCGGAAGGAGTCGCTGGCCCGCAACGAGGCCGCGGCCGCGATCGAGGCCAAGTTCATGGACTCGGCCATGCCCCAGGTCGAGAACGACGAGGTCAAGCGCCTCCTGTCCGAGGTGGACGTCCTCGAGGCCAACATCCAGGCCCTCGAGGAGCGGTCCGGGCGGAACGACCGCATCCAGGGGGCGATCAACAAGTACCGCCAGCCCATGCGCCCGCAGCAGGCGGCGCAGGGCGGCGAGCCGTACCTGTCCCCGGGCGACCAGTTCACCCGCGGCGGGGCGTACCTGGACATCAAGAACCGCGGGCTGTTCGAGTCCCCCCTCAACCGGGTGGACTTCGGCGTCCAGATGAAGGAGGGCACCAGCCTCCTCCAGTGGAAGACCCTGCTCTTCGCCTCCACCTCGACCTCCGGCGGGGCGCTGGTGAACAACGACGTCCGGCCCGGCATCCTCGAGGTGCTCCAGCGGGAGATCACCCTGCTCGACCTCATCCCCCGCCTGACCACCGACAGCGACACGGTGGAGTACGTCCAGCAGACGTCGTTCACCAACAACGCCGCGGCCGTGGCCGAGGCGACCGGCAACGCCCGGACCGGCACGGACGGCACGAAGCCCGAGAGCGCGATGGCCTTCCAGACCGTCACCGCGGCGGTGCGGACGATCGCCCACTGGCTGCCGGTGACGAACCGGATGCTGGCCGACGCCTCGCAGATCCGGGGCTTCATCAACAGCCAGCTCCTGCTGGGCCTCTCCCTGGCGGTGGAGGGCCTGGTGCTGACCGGCGACGGGACCGGCGAGAACTTCACCGGCATCCTGAACTCCGGCATCAACGCGATGGCGAAGGGGTCGTTCAACGAGGTGGACGCCCTGTTCCGCGCCCGGACCATCGCCCGCACGGCGAGCAAGCTGGCCCCCACGGCCATCGTGCTCAACCCGGTGGACTACGAGCAGGTCCGCCTGCTGCGCGAGAACTCCGCCTCCGCCACGCTGGGGCAGTACCTCATGGGGCCGCCCAACACGCTCGGCGTCCCCACGGTGTGGGGCCTGCCGGTGATCGAGTCCGAGGCGATGACCGCCGACACCGCGCTGGTGGGCAACTTCACGCAGGGCGCCTCCTTGTTCGACCGCCAGCAGAGCGCGGTGCGGGTGGGCACCATCAACGAGCAGTTCATCAGAAATATTCAAACAATCTTGGCAGAGCAGCGCGCAGCTTTCGTTGTCTGGCGTCCGACAGCTTTTACGCGCGTGACAGGGTACTGAGCGTTCACGGTAGTCACTGGTAACTAGTCCGGTGAGTGACGGGGCGGTGCGGGAATTGGCGAACGCGGGGGTTACCGAGCGGCCTCCCGCTGCGCCGACCCCCCCGCGCCGCCCCCGCCGCGGGCGCCCCCTCCGCAGCAAGATGCGGCGGGGCTACGCGGACAAGATGCGGCGCCCCGCTGAGGACAAGTCGATGGGCTGGGACACCTACGGGAGCGCCCCCGCGTGACCGGCGTCCTGTACGCCTCCCTTCTGGAACTGAAGCAGTACCTCGCCATCGCCGACCAGGCGAACGACGTCGACCTGGAGCGGGCGCTGGACGCCGCGTCGCGGAAGATCGACGGGGAGTGCGGGCGCGTCTTCGGCCTCCTGACGGCGCAGACCCGCCTCTACTACCCCGAGAGCGCGTGGGCGGTGCGGACGCCCGACCTCGTGGCCGTCACGACCCTGAAGACGGACCCGGACGGCGACCAGACGTTCGCCACCACGCTCTCCGTCGCGGATTACGAGCTGTGGCCCCTGAACGAGGGGCGCTACCAGGAGATCCGCATCCGGCCCTCGGCGGACGACGCGTTCACCCCCGGCCGGTACGTCCAGGTGGTGGGCTCGTTCGGCTGCGTGGTGGACGGCGCGGCCCCGGTGGAGGTGCGCCAGTCCGCCCTGCTCCTCGCCTCCCGGCTCTACAAGCGGGCCGAGGCGCCCTTCGGCGTGCTCCAGAACACCGACCTGGGGCAGTACACCCGGCTGTCGCAGAGCGACCCCGACGTGGTGGCGATGCTGAGGCCGTGGAGCCTCACCGGCAACTCCTGGGTGGTCGTCTAGATGGCCGCCCTCACCATCGAGATCGTCGGGGACGAGAAGCTGGCCGCCGGCCTGAGCAAGGCCGCGGGCAGCGTGCTGCCGGCCGAGACGAAGACGGCGATGACGGCGTCCCTCCTGCTGATCGAGGGGGACGCCCGGCGCGGGGTGAAGCGGGACACGGGTCGCCTCCAGAACAGCATCACGCACCGCATCTCGGGTGGTGGGGGCAACCTGACGGGGGAGGTGGGGCCGTCCGTCAAGTACGGCCTCTACGTGGAGCGCGGCCGGCGTCCCGGGAGGCCCCCTCCGGTGTCGGCCGTCGCGGCGTGGGCGCGGCGCCACGGGGTCAGCCCCTTCCTCGTGGCCCGCGCGATCGGCAGGAAGGGCGTCAGGCCGGCGCCCTTCCTGCTGCCCGCCTACGAGAAGAACCGCGGCCGGATCACCGACCTCTTCGCCAAGATCGGCGCCAAGGTGGTGGAGGCGGCCCGTGGCTAGCTCCATCCTCTCGATCAAGACCGGGATCAAGGAGCAGCTCGCCACCATCTCCGGCGCGCGGGCCTACGCGACGGTGCTGCCGAACCCCTCGGACAACGCGCTCTGCGTGGTGGGGCCGCAGCGGTGGACGTACTCCCGCGACTTCGACGGGGGCGTCCAGTATTTCTTCGAGGTCGCGATCTACCTGGCGCCCGGCGACCTGGTGCGGGCGCAGACCCGCCTGGATGCGTTCCTCGCCCCCACAGGCGCGGCCAGCATCAAGGCGGCGGTGGAGGGGGGCGTCGCCCCCTTCGTGGGACGCCTGGGTGGGGCGTGTGACTACGCGAGAGTCGTCGGCGGCACGGAGTACGGCCGCCTCGTCGATGTCGCGGGCAGTCAGATGCTCTACGCGGCGGTGGAGGTGGAGGTGGTGGCTTCCTAGCCATGTGATGGTCAGCCTCAGCGTCATCATCCCGACCTCAGACGTGGCGCCACGCTACGCGCCGCACGATCAGGCTAACCTGCGTGCGGCTGACCCCGAACCGCTCGGCCAGAGCGGCCTGAGACGCCTCCCCGGCGTCGTGCATGCAGCGCATCTCACGAACCGCCGCCGCTGTCAGTTTGGCGTTGTGGTGCGCGTCTCCCCGAGGCAACCGCTCAGGGTAGAGGACGGAAGCGTTCCGCTCTCCGGTGGCCGACCGGCCCTTTGCGCTCCGGTCGGCGGCGTTGTCCGCATCGGTGCCGAGCCAGAGATGGGCGGGATTGACGCAGAGTGGGGTGTCGCACGTGTGGCAGACGCGCATGCCATCGGGGATCGGGCCGCGGGTCAGTTCCCACGCGAGACGGTGTACCCGGATGCGTCGTCCGGGGGCGACGCGGAGGCGCCCGTATCCGTCGTTCTCGGGCTTGAGCGTCCAGAGCCAGCAGGCGCTGGTCTTGTCCACGCGGGACCAGAAGCGGGAGACAAAGGCAGGGGTATACTGGGGCTGCGTCACAAGTTCACTCCTTGTGGTGCCATGCCCCCGGACGGTTACCGCCGTCGCGGGGGTACCTGCGTTTCGGTTGGACGACGCCGGCCTCGCTGCCGCCCCGTGTCCGGCTTGTGCCACCTGGCCTGTCGGGGTAAACCCCGTCTTGTTACAAGGCCCGTCGGTACCGGACTTCCCTTCGATTATACCTCCTACCAGATAGGGAGGGCCATCTGATGGTCTCCCTCTCGGTCATCATCCCCACCTACGATCCGGCCCGGCCGCTGAAGCGGTGCTTGCGGTCCGTCGTGTCGCAGCCCCTGCTGCCGGGTGACGAGGTGCTCATCGTCGGAGATACGCGCGACGGGGACTTGCCAACGGTAGAGGCACTCGTCAAGGACTTCGGGGAGCAGTTCCGGTACATCCCGCACGACGGCGGCCGGATGTCGTTTGGGCACGACCAGATCAACCACGGCATGACCGTGGCGATGGGCGACTACCTCACGTTTATGGACGACGACGACGTCTATACCGAGGGCGCGTTCGGCAGCATCCGCAACGCCGCTGAGGAGCACCCCGGTAGGCCCCTCCTCTTCCGCTTCGTGACGCGGTTTCACACGCTGGTCTGGGGCGCCCTCCCGGTGTTGGAGCAAGACCACGTCGGCGGGCACTGTGCGGTCTTCCCGAACAAGAAGGCGTACCTCGCACCGTGGGGGCCTCACTACCAAGGGGATTGGACTTTCGTCCGGGGGACGCTCGACAAGTGGCCCGGCGGGGAGGTGGCGGTGGTCTGGCGCGAAGAGGTCATCGCGCTCGCCCGACCCAACACCCCGGAGGACGGCGGGTGACGCTCGTGCTGCCCGGCTACCCGCCGGCCGTCTACCGCTACCCCCTGGCGCGCGTGACCTACGGCGAGGCGGAGATCGCCGCCGTGGAGCGCACCCTGCGCGCGGGGCGCACCACGATGGGCCCCCAGGTGGAGGCGTTCGAGGCGGGGTTCGCCTCGCTGGTGGGCGCGCAGGAGGCCGTGATGGTCAACAGCGGGAGCAGCGCCGACCTCCTGTGCGCCTTCGCCCTCGGCCCGCCGCGGCGGGGGCTGGACGAGATCCTGGTGCCCGCCGTGACGTGGCCGACCCAGGTGTGGGCGTGCGTCCTCGCCGGCTACCGGGTGCGGCTGGTGGACGTCGACCCCGCCACCCTCCAGATGGACCCGGTCGACCTGGACCGGAAGCGCACCTGGCGCACCCGCGCGGTGTTCGCCACGCACGTCCTGGGCGCGTGCGGGTCGATGGACGTCCTGGCGGGCCTGTGCGCGAGCCACGAGCTGGACCTCGTGGAGGACTGCTGCGAGGCGCTGGGCACCCGCTGGAAGGGCCGGCACGTCGGCACCTTCGGCGCGGCCGGCGCCTTCTCGTTCTTCTTCTCCCACGTGCTGTCCACGATGGAGGGGGTT